TGACAGTCGGCATCCTAAACAACACACCATGGGGCATACTGGAGATGCCGCCAGCCAGCAACAAGGTATGAATGTGCAGCCTACCTACGTACTCGAAGTGGGCTACGTGTACCTCGCCAGCTACTCGCACACAACGGCGTGTGCAGAGCACGTAGCCTACTCCGTATACGTAGGTAGGTCTGGGCAACTCAGCCCAACAATCCCATAACCCCCAAGGAGGGTATATAATGGGTACTAAGCTCATGCCTGGTAAGGGTGCGTTCTTGCACCTGAACGGCGACGTGCTCGGCTTCGTTACCTCAGCGGTGGGCGCCATCTACGACGTCCTTACTCAGGAGGGGACTCGGGACCTCAACGAGTTGCTGGACAACGATCAGGCTGAGAACCTGTTCAAGCAGCTCAAGACCGAGCTCGTGGACGACGACGAGCAGGCCGAAGAGCTTCGCTGGTCCTTCACCAAGGACAGCTTCGGCAAGAAGATTCACAAGGGCATCGAGTGGCAGGGCAGCGAGTACCGCGTCACGGTCATCCTGACCAGCAGCGACGAGCTCAAGCTCGACGTTCGGCAGTGGTACGACCCGAACAGCAGCACTCGGGGACGGCAGGCGTAGGTGGCAACACCTAACATCGTCCACAGAGACGGCATACCGTGGTATGATGCACCGCTGCCGCGTAGGTGGCACAGGTGTAAGGCTTGGACCGCGGGCGCGCTGGCGGGCGAAAGTTACGTTCAACGGTGCGCCTGTGGTGCCATAGGTCATAACGGTAAATGGTTCTACAGGAATTCTAGGAGGAAGACATGAACGACGATACCGTTGTCATGAGCAAGCGACAGCGTGAGGCGGCCCTTCAAGTTAAGGTTGGCATGAACTACCGCGAGGTGACCGGCGCGCTCATTCAGGTGAGAAACGAGGTTCGCACGCGGAAGCCGCAGCCCGAGGTCGTGGTCGTCATCGACGGCCTGACCGACCTGCAGAAGGACACGATTGCCGAGCTGCTCAGGAACCCGAACTTGGAGTTCAAGATCACGGCCGTCGACAGCTCCGACGGCAAGGACATTCAGTTGCACATCCGCAACGCCAACAAGGTGTTCTAACCGCCGTACGACAAAGTTGGTACTCATGCGCCAAGCACAGCCACTCTAGCATGAGTACCTTCTTGGACGTATAGGAGGTGAATATGTGCGTCGAGACAGCAAACCTTGACCACTGTGACGTACACGTGCAGTGTGACTCTATTGACTGCACGGCGCTTAGTGATCCACAATCACTCGACGAATACAAAGAAGCCTACATACACTGGCGTGACCACGCGTGGCTCAACAGTTGTGCACACGGACAGTAGGAGGTAACATGGCAACACACCGTAAGAACGTGTCCGACGAAGAGATTGCCAAAGAGGCAAGGCATCTTGCCGAGGACGCTGCAAGATGGTCAACCATCTCGATCCTGCTCGCCGGCGCGGCATTCACGCTCGCAGCAGTCTCACTGCTCGTAGCGATGTTCGGATAGGAGGAGACATGGCGAGACTGCAAATAACGATCGACGTACCCGACTGGACCGTAGAACAACTGCGGCAGGCCGTCCGTGACATCGACACACTAGACGACCCGACACCCATCGCGATCGAGTATGTCGACGTGAAGGACATACTCATGTATATGTTCGGCGGTCACATCGGCGCAGACCATGTGATACTTCAACAGTCGCTCGACGAGCAAGAGATGCGCCGAGACGACCAGGGCTACTGGTCACTATAGGAGGTAATATGGCACAGCTGCCAGGCGAGAACTGGTTGATTCAACAGATCGACGGAGTGGTCATTCTCTTCCACCGAGACACCGAAGAGGAGGTCGTTCGGTTCGACCCCTCCGACGGCAACGCGATGGCCCAAGCACAAAAGGTCATCTATGACTCGAACAAGCTGACGGCTGAGGAGAAGTGCTTTGCCCATGTCTGGTCGGGCTACTTCTACGCACACGCCACATAGGGGAGGAGCCATGCCTGACAAGACGTATCGCGTTCGCATCGAGGAAAACAGTTGGAGGTTCGTTCCCGATCCTAGGTCGGACACGCCAGCTGGAAACTACAAGGAGAGCTGGAAGGACATAGCGCACGTGGAGGGCACAGGCAAGCTTGTCGCCGACGCGTTGCGCTCATTGGCCAACCAGCTAGACCCGCCCAAGCCCATCCTGCGCGGTACCGGACCAAAGGTCTAGGAGGGGCGATGGAGGCGACGGCCACAATCACAGACACATCCGTGCATATCAGTCGCATGGGTGACTTCTACATCAAAGTGGCGCTCAAGCCAACGTTGGGCATAGTTGCCGAGGACAAGCTGTGGGCGTACTTGTTGGTATCGCCCAGGACGAGCTACTGGAAGACCGTCGCCAAGAGCTTGCTTGGACCGATCGAGTGGTCCATCTTGGGCGTCGAGGACCGTAGGCTCGTTGCACCTGACGACTATTACCACAAGGCGCAACAGCTTGCCGAGATGCTCGTAGGCATTCGCGTCCACATACGTGTCATCAACACCATTTGGCACGGGCAACTTCGACAAGAGGTTCGCTGGATCACATAAGCAAAGGAGGCACGGGGTGTACAAGCACACCATCACCGTAACGCTGGACGACGACGTTGTACACCGCTACTCGATCATGGAGTGGGAGACCTTACTCCTGCGTACCTCGGCAATACACCAAGACGAGCTCCCGCTTAGCTACGGGCGCATCGCCGAAGTGTTGGCCGTGGAGTACCGCAGGTATGGCATGGCGTACTTCTGTCACGAGTACGGCGCTGCCACGCACAACACCAACGGGAGTCTGGTTAAGGAGGCGACTGAGACCACGTACACCGACGACAAAGGTTTCTCCATCGGCACGCGAGTCAAGCCGAACAACCTACCTCCGCTGCCCGAGCCGAACACGTTGCAGATTGGCATTGCAAACTGCCGCACCAAGTAGCTTTGTTGGTGCAAGGTATACACAGCCACAATATCCCCACTGGCTGTTAGCCCTTGCACCTACATGACTACCTGGAAGGAGTAGTATGGCGTACAACTACACACTGACGCTCGGTGAGTTTCGGGAGGCAACCAAGGACCTGCCGGACGACGCCGAGATCTACGTGGACGAGGGCGACCTACAGTACTGGGAGGTACGCTTTGCGTCACACCGTACCAGCCATCCGACTGGTGCACTGCCTCCAGTACTTGAGCACCCCTGGGCCATAGCCCTTGAGATGAAGCAGGTCTGGAATCAAGAGCGTGACATCGACCACAGGCTCGACGCCGCGCTAGGCAACTACGGCGACCGCAAACTGGAAGGTGATTAATGAACCTGTTTAAGCGCATCGTCGACTGGTGGCGCATGTCAGATACGCCCCCTCAAACCGAGAGTAGGACGGTCAGACCTGTATACATGTCTGACGAGGAGTATGAGGCAGCTACCGAGCGTTGGCGTGCGAGGAACGAACGAGAGCGCCTCCGCGGATGCAAGTGCGGCAAGCCAAACACACGGTGCAAGTACTACGGTGGCAACATCGGTGCAGTACCTGTTGAGTTCTGGTCTTGCGATGAGGACTTCGGCGTTACCCAGTGGAGCGGCCGTCCAGCGGTCGGCAGAGAGATACTTTGGGCACCCACCAACAACCTAACCGACACCGAGCTCCGCGCCCAAGGCTACTGGTGGTGAGCGATGGCCAAGATTGAAAACGTATTCGCCATCGTCTTCGTGGGTCGCAAACAAATGATCAGCGACCGAGTACTCTGGTCAGAGTACTACACGTACGACGAGGAAGATCTCGCAACCGAAGTCGATCGGTACAAGGACCGTGCCGACTATCAGGTGATCGTGTTCAGAAGGGACAACAATGACACTTGATGAACTGATCGTCGCTCTAGCCAACGCTAGAGAGGCGCACCCCGAAGCCTGCAGCCTCGAAGTAACCACCGAAAGCGGCTGCTGTGGATGTTTTAGTAGTGTAGCGTTCGTAGATGTCACCGACAGCAACGTCGAGCTGCTTCGCAACGTGCCAATCGCATCGCCCGCCCCAACCATTCAGCTAGCGTTGCCGCTAGCGCCCAAGGAGCGAGCCAAGTTTAAGGAGCTCGAATGAGCCACACGACTAGGTGGACAGGCAAGGTGCAGCCCGCACGTGACTGGACACCAGCACCGAAAGTGCCCGGGCCGTTGTCGCCCGAAGCAAGAGCGGCCCGTCAGCCACGAGAAACCACCATCACTATGCACCACGACTACGACCCCACGGACGGCAACGTGCACTTCTACTTGGCGAACTGGGTCGCAGACGCTGAGCACGTACACCATGCAGGCCCCAACGGCGAAGGTATGGTGCGCCTCTACATACCGTTCGAGGCCATCAAGCACCTAGTCCTCAACTACTACCGGAACAAGTTCATCGATGACCTGGAGAGCGCTGAAGGCCAAGAGTTGGAAGACGTGCTCCACCCCATCCTAGACGACCAAGTCGTGAGAACGTTCGGCAAGCAGCCTGAGCAGTCGGTTAAAAATTCCTGAAAGCGCCCCCTTGCGTGCTAAAAGTGTTCCGCTGTATAATTGAATTAGGCGCTGCAAATCCAAAACCGAAAGGTGCACAATGGATACCAGAGTCACCCGTCCCGATGTCCGTCGGCCCAACCACTACACCATGGAGCTGGACGAGACCATGCTCCTGTGCGTGGAGGAGGGACTTCTCACCCAAGTTGACCGTACGCAACTAACCATCGAGCACCACAACGGTTGCGATCTTCGGTCAGGGCAGTTCTGCCAGCTACGCAACGAGTGGTTGGTCACCACCTACGGCTCGATCGAAGGAGCCAGCCAAGCTGGCTTCCACCCGCACGACTGCACAGAGGACCTCTCGTACCTTTTCACCCAAATGGGCCGCCTGTTGGATGCGCTGTCCCAGAGCAGGTGGATTCGAGCCAACCCCACCGGTCGCAACATGTACGACGCCCGCGACGCCAGCAAGCAGCTCGCCAAGATCAAGGGCGAGGCGGCCTACCGCGAGGAGCAGGGTAAGGTCGATACCAGCCTCATGGGGAAGCTGGACGAGGAGACGCTCGCCAGACTGGATGCAGAGCAGCAACGGCTGGTCGGTGCCGCAGCCAACGGTCAGAAGTCGCTTTTCGACCTTGTCGACAAGGTCGAAAAGACCGAGCGCCAAGAGGCGGCACTTCCACCCATGAAGGCTACCACCGGCGAGAACGTCGTCGTCAAGCTCAAGCCAAGCGCCGTCAAAACTCCTGCGAGCGGCAAGTAGTTACCACAAGCAACCCGCCCCTACGAGTCGAAAGGTTTAGTCATGCGGGTACGTAATCACAAAGCACGCCACCGCCTCAGCGGCAGGTGGAACTACGTCCCCATTAGGTTCCGCGACTACGTACCCTCGTGGCTACGCCCGTCGACTTGGATCCTAACAACAGCCATGTTCGTCGCGGTGACGTACACCTACGTGTTCTCCGACATCAATCGGGGCACGTCATAACCCAAACGCCCTGTGGAGGTTTGCACTATGTCAAGGACCGCCCGAGCAATTATGATTGCTCTGACGATCATGCTCAGCGCAGCTAGTTGTCCGTCCGCCAATCCCCAACCGTCCCCCTGCAACCTGGGTGAACACTGCCTTCAGACGGACATCGTTCCGACTCCATCGATCACGCCCGCAACGTAGATTCACATCCCCACAGGGGCTTTTTGTTTTGACCGTTCGACAGTTTGCATTGCGCTCGTAGGTGTCTCCGCCACAGACGAGCGCAATGCAAGCTAGCGGACGCTGGCGGTAGAGAATAGGAGAACAGTGATGGCGAAGATTCGTCTCGTGGCAACCCGCGAGTTCGAAGTCGACCCGGCCAACTACGTAGACGTCGAGTGGCCCGTAGGTACGGATGCGCGAGTGCTCACCGATCCGGCAGAGATCGCTGCCTACGAGCAGCACCTCTTCGACGACGGTGTCAATGGCATCGACGACGTCCTCGACCACGAGGACACTGTTGTGAGGTACGAGGTCGTGGAGGAGCCGCAGACCAACCCCTTCGACCAGCAGCCGACCGTCGACAATCCCTTCACGCCTGAAGACGAGTCGCGCAACAGCTCGGCGGAGAACGCTGCCAAGGCAGAAGCCGAGGCGACGGGCACCACGTACGAGCACGTTGACCGCTCCGGCGAGGACGCAGCCGACCTCGGCCGTCACTCGCGCACCGACTACCTGTAACATTCACCGGGGGCCTTGCGTCAGAAACGCTCAGGCTTAAACGACCAGGTAACATTCGTGGCCAACGGATGGGCGCCCCACCCACTACGAGGAGACAAGTTGAAGAAGGCACTACTCACAAGCATCATGGCTGCGGTGGCCGTAAGTGCTGGCCTGGCCGTTGCCACTGCAGGTGGCAGCACGCCCCCGCAGTTTGACATTGTACACGTGGACGCGACGCCGTCGGCTGAGGCCAGCGTACCAACTACCCGTACTCCATCGGCAGCACCCGTCCCCACGCGTGGGTCGCCTCAGCCGGCATCATCGCCATGGGTGAGTCCTGATGCCGGAGGACACACTGGCGGAGGTGGCGGCGGCCTCAGGTCCACAACACGTCCGTCTACACCACCGAGCATGGCCGCACCGCGGTCGACAGCTCCACGTACACCGCGCTGAGCGAGTCTAGACGCTGGCTGTCGGATTCGTACCTATCGAGAGGAAGGATAGGTACGTTCCCGAACGCCAGACCCAGAGGCGTTCATGATGAAGGAGGAAGCTTCATGAGTGAGCCGAAGTACATCGCGGGTTGCAAGTTCATCCGCGAGAAGATCGAGTCCGGCGAGTGGCCTCCCGGTCACAAGTTGCCCTCGCAGGCACAGTGGGAGTCCGGCGAGTACGGACTGACGCTGAAGTACGGTACCCTTCGTGGTGTCTACATCATCCTTCGGACCGAGGGTTGGATCGTCGGCCAGCAGGGCGACGGCGTGTACGTTGCTCAGAAGCCGCCGGTTACGCCGAAGCCGACCAAGACTGACACGCGAGCCAAGACCGGACGCACCACGCGCAAGTAAAGACCGCGTGTAGAACCAAAAGATCTTGCAAGCGCCCCCTTGAAAGGAACATTGGTTCTGCTGTAGAATTGAGATAGCAGAGCAGAAGAAGCTCAAGCAAGGATACTACAACAGGAGGAAACGAAAATGGGAAACCCGTTCGACGGCGAAGAGCCCGCCACCACGGCTGTCGCCACTGAAGAACCGGTGCACGTCACCGACCTAGACGAGGTCGAGACCGAAGAGCCGGACGCTGATGTGGACGTCGACAGCAACGCTACCGCCGACGACGAGACCGAAGAGGCGCCGGCCACCCCGCCGGTCAAGAACGTCAAACAGGTCGGTGCGGCCAAGACCACGTCGTCCCGCAAGCCTGTCGCCGAGGGCTACGTCGCGCCCGTCGAGGCCGCGAAGAGGCTCTCCGAGCACCTGACCATCAAGGGTCGAGAAGCTGGGCTGATCGGAGCCGATCAGGAGATCGAGATCAAGCCCCAGGTGATGTACTCGTACATCAAGAACAACGGTCCCGACAGCAAGAACCCCCTGCCGCGCTACACCGATCCCGAGCTCACCGGCGGCCGAGAGTGCGTCGTCAAGGTCGCTGAGGTGATCAAGTGGTGGGAGGACAAGGACGCTCGCGTCTCCGAGCGCAAGGCCAACGCCAAGGTCAAAGCCGACAAGAAGGCGGAGAACGCCAAGAAGGCCGAGGCGCCGGCGGAAGCCGAGGACGCCCCTCCGACCGGCGTGGTCGTAGAGGCCGAGTAGCCGCAGTGGGGAAGGCAACACGAGTTGTGACTGACTCGAGGAGTTCGCCAAGTCGGTATTGGAGAGGTTAGGCCGACACCCAAACTTCATTCCCATTGACCTTCGCTCATTGCAGGATACAGGGGAGAGCCCACGCCCCCTGGGGAAGAAAGGTTGGCTACCACGTGGGCACAAACGTACCGTCTAGGGAGAGCCCGAGCCCCTGGGGACGGCGAAGACAGACAAGTCACTCGGGCAAAGCTTCTGCGAGGCCGCAGAGGGTTGGAGAGGGGGAGTGTCCGTGCCCCCCTGGGCATAAAAGGTTGGCTACCACACGGACACAAAAACACTAGTGTGCGACCGCTTCCGTCGGGTCCCCGACACCTCCCCAGGTTAACAGCCCGAAGGTAATGTCGTGACACTAGGCGTCCGAAGGGTCTACGACGTAAAACTATGATTCGCGACCGTGAACCGTACAGGCTACCTGACGGAGCATCCGAGAGCGAGACTCGGCGGTCGCACGGTGCGGTGTAGGGAAGCTCGGTTGTTCCCGCTGGCCTCATAAGCCAGAGATCGCTGGTTCGAATCCAGTCGCCGCAACGACCGACTAGGTAAGGTTGGTGGTGCGCCCAAGCGCGGCATACGGCGCTAATTCACGTTAAGGCGCAAGTCCCGTTGGATCCAAACAAACATGTGATATGTGCGGATCAGCTTGGAACGACCATCTTGAATAAGGGTAGACGTACTCGGACCGGCGGGGGATTGCGGAACACCTAGACCGCGCGTGAACCTAACCGGCCACAATGATATGATGCGTACGGCCTCCTGCAAACGAGCGAATCGTCCGTAAGGGAACGCTTCGGGAGTCTGGGTCTACAGGAGGTCGTACCAAAGGGGTGATGGGCATTTGTCAGTCGTAAGGCGCCCTACGACAAGTCAGGTTCGAGTCCTGGCACCCCTACTAGAGTGGCGCCGGGTCAAACCTTCTCCGGCGATCAGTACTTCCACCACCGACACCGACTGTGAATCTGATGTATATACATCAGGGCGCCACTCGTACAACTTCACTAAGGGGGAGAGATGTCACTCAACACCCGGATCGACCTCAACATAGGTGCGACGCTGCTCGACTCCTTGGATCTATCATCCGAGTCCAAGGTGGCGTTGTCGATTGCTAAGGCAATCGTCCTGGCGAACGGTACCGACGACGGAGAGTGCGACGTCATGTGGTTCGACAGTCGCACTATCCCGATCTCCACAAACGACGACCTCGATCTCGACAACCTGATGCTGGGCGATCGACCGATCAGCTTCGCCAAGATCAAGATCATGCACATCTACTCTCTCCCCGCCAACGTGAACACGATCGTTGTCGGCGGCAGTGCGAGTCCGTTCGTCGGCTGGGTAGCTGCGGGCGGCGATGCCATAAACGTCCAGCCCGGGGGCATGCAGTTCCTAGTCGCTCCCAACGCTGGCTATCCTGTCACGCCGGTCACAGGCAACGTCTTACGCCTCGCCAATGGCTCTGGCAGCGCTGTCGACTACGAGATTGCCCTGTTTGGCACAAGCGTATAACTGAACATGGGGTGGAACCTGCTCGCATTAGGGACTCGATAGTCTGACGTCAAGGGCCCAGGCGTCGCAGCGGGTAGACGGCCGGCGGAGGTTCGAGTCCTCCCCACCCCACGGCAGTGACACCGCCTGGACTGCAAGCGTAAGTCGCTCGTCGCAGCTACTGGTGAACCGACATCAGGGCGGTGCCACTTCCGTAACACCTGGGGGGCCGTTGGCGCCTTGGTCACGACTCCTTGGAGGAGATGAAAGCCCTTCATCATATGACCTATCATGTCTGTTAACGGCGGACATGGCAGCGATATGGTGGAGGGCTTTCGTCTTCCACATCGGCTCTGTCATAGTGGTAAAGAATCGCCCGGGTTGCCGGAGACGTCGCAGGTTCGATTCCTGCCGGAGCCACGAAAAAGAACCAACAATGGACCCCTTGATAGTCCAAAGGGAATCCTATATAATAGATAGTATACAACAAAACAACGGAGGCGGCATGCACGTCTGCAAGCTTAGCGACCTCTTCTCTGACGAGGAGATCGGATTTGTCTTCGAGGCCTTGGAAGCCGCGTTAGGCGAGGCTGAAGAGGTACTTGAACGGCACAAGAGCGAAGAGCCACCGCTGTTCGAGGTTCAAACAACTAGCGAGGCTGCTGAGAACTACGTCAATCTGATTGCTAGCCAGCAGCGTCGCATCCAAGCACTCAAGGACGCCATGAGTCTGTGCGAGAGGGGGTGAAATGGACAACAACCCTGAGTCTGCGGAAGAGCCGGTCGAAGAGCGCCCTACGTCGGTAGTGTTCGACCATTGCAAGAACATCTACGACGAGATGCTCTTGCAGGCCCGCGAGGAACCCGACTTGGGTATGGTGTATGAAGGTCACCTAACCAAAGTGTTCGCTCAGCACAAAATCGCCACACCGTATTACACAACGGTGATGCGGCACCTAAAGGCGATGGCTTGTGTAGAACAGCTACAGCGGGGTGGCGGTAACGCTCCAAGTCGATGGCGCTTGCTTCGCGAACCCGACGAGGACGCTTACAAGTCCATCGAGTCGATAAACCGTTCCAAGACAAGCAAGACGGCAGTCATGGAGCAGCAGCTGCGAGACATAAACAAGCGTCTCCTTGCGGCTGAGTCGACGTTGGATAACATGAAGGCAGCCATGGGATCCATCCTATCCAAGCTGCACGATATGGAACAACTAGAGAAGGTGTCAGCATGACCGAATCCCAAACCACTCTGGAAGAAGCTAGCCGTTGCTCGAGGTGTGGCGAACCCGGCAAGCAGACCGGCCAACGACCCGTAACGTCCGGCAGCGGAAAGATACTGGAGTTCACTTGCATGAACAGCAGGTGCCGATGGTACAACACTGTGTGGCCGGTGCAAGTGAGCGCGAACGGAACGATTCCCATCACGCTCCAGCGGCCGAAGCAGTTCAGACCTCTCCCGGACGACGGCGGGAGGACGCTTCAAGGCCTCCAAGCCCAACTGGCGCAAGAGACCAGCAAGGAAGGTGGCGAGATTCGCGGTCGCGGCTAATAGCTGAAAGCTTAGCGGTAAGCTAGCTCAGAGAACTAGCAAAGACCATACTAGACTCTTGTTAGACAAAGGCGTCCAGTAGGTTAAAGGGCTATCATACCGGAAAGATCCTCTGAGGTCTAACTGAGTCTAACAAAGGAGGTGCAAAGTGTCTAACACGATGCCTGAGGAGCACAAATTCAGCGGCGAAGAGGCTGCGACTATCGCCAAGGAAATCGAACGGCTTACCGAGTTGTGGAATGTGTACATCGCGCAGTTGTTCGACGGCGACCAGGCTTTATCCGTGCACACGCCTCCAGCGCTAGCATCGGTCTACAGTGTGTTGCTCACTGACCACTCGCCGCTCTTGCCGCTATTGGGGTTCGTTAGACCAACACAACGTGCAACGTTGGCCGCCAAGTTGGCATTGGCCAATATCGCATCGTACGGAGACACGATGTTCCGCTTCGGTCAGTGGTGTGTGGCACAAGGCGTCAAGTACGCCGACTTCACGCAGTGCAAGTGCGGAACAGTTTCTGACACGGAGCTGTTTGAGTTGGTGCAGAAGGAAACGGAGGAGAAGGGTGACTGATCTCCTCGTCAACAAGTTGGAGCTGTATCCTTTCCAGGAAGCATTAGTCACGAAGCACGTCGAGGTTACGAACACGCTCGTCGGCGACGACATGGGCCTCGGCAAGACGATCGAGGCCATCGAGATCGACCGTCGCAAGCGAAAGCGCTTTGCCAAGGACTTCATTGCCAAGCACAAGGGCAAGCCCCTCACGTTGGTGGTGACGCCCCTTACAGTAACGGGGTCCTGGCAGAAGCACTACGCCAAGTGGGCACCAGAACTGAAGACGTACACTATAGACCCCAAGAACAGGAACGGCTTCCTAGAAGCCGTCCGGCAGGGCGAAGCAGACGTCTTCATCTGCCACTGGGAAGCGATGCGGCTGATAGAGGGACTGCGGAACATCATGTGGTTCCACATCATTGCCGACGAAGCGCACAGAATCAAGAACCGGAAGGCGCAACAGTCTCTGGCGCTCAAGCGTCTTTGGACTACCAACAAACTGGCTCTGTCAGGTACCCCTGCCGACAACCGTCCAGACGACTTCTGGAGCGTCTTGAACTGGCTCTGGCCAATGGAGTTCAGTTCGTTCTGGCGCTTCAGGAACTATCACTTGCTCATCAAGCGCCACGATAAGGGCAACAACTGCGGCTGCGACAAGTGGCACGAGAAGGCTTGGGATGAGATCCTCGGTTGTGCACATGTCGAGGAGCTCATGCAGCGGATCGAATTCTTCTACACCCGCCGCCTCAAGGAAGACGTACTGGAGGACTTGCCTGACAAGTACTACGAAGACGTCTACGTCGACTTGGCACCGGCACAGCGCCGCGCCTACAACGAGATGAAGAAGCACATGCTTGCATGGGTTGGAAAGCACGAGAACGAACCCATTGCAGCCCCTGTGGTGATTTCGCAGCTGCAACGGCTTCAGCAATTTGGTGGAGCATACGGACGAATCACCCAAGCCTTCCGCAAGAAGAAGGACTGCAAGCTTTGCCTCGCAGGTAAGTTCGGCCTTAACAAATGCACAGGGCACTGGGTAGACCAGTTGCTCCTTGAGGAGCCGAGCACCAAGCTCGACGCCGTCATGGAAATCATCAGCGACAACCCCAACAAGCAGATCGTGGTATTCAGTCAGAGCAAGCAGATGATCTACATGCTGCAGCGACGGCTCGAAAAACGGAGGATCACGAGCGCCATATTGACTGGTGACACGCCGCAAGGCAACCAACCGGGAGAGCGCGACGATCTGGTAGCAAGGTTTCAACGTGGTGACTATCGAGTGTTCGGTGCTACAATTAGGGCTGGCGGTGAGGGCATCACGCTCACTGCAGCTTCGACGTGCATCTTCCTCGATCGTGACTGGAGTCCGTCTAAGAACAGACAAGCCGAGGATCGACTCCATCGCATCGGGCAGCAGAACGCTGTACACATAATCAACATTATCGGCCGCAACACAGTTGAGCCCCGCCGGAACGAGAAGATCGAACTCAAGTGGGGATGGCTCAAGGAGATTCTAGGCGACACGCAGGGAGAGTGCAAGTGACAGCAGAAGCCTCGTTCTACCGAGGCTGCATGAAGAGTGCAGCAGAACCAGGTACTATCGTGGGTCCTAACGCCTTCGACGAGATGCTCGTAGCCCGTTCATGCACACACGAGCAGTACCTCTTTGTGGAGCTGGAGCGCCGCAGGGACTTCTGGACGGCGACAGCCGAAGAGGTCAACGCGGTCAAGCACCCAGAGCACTCACCACGTAGTCTAGTTGAAATCAAGCTACAAAACAGGAGGGTGAGATGAAGTTCGAACTCACGATCGGCCCCGAGATTGAAGAGGTTCTCGATGACATCACGGAGGACGGCGACGAGACGCTAACGTCGAGGCAGCGCTTCCTAGACTGGCTCGAGAGCTGGATCACGCAGGGCCTGGAGAACCGGTACGAAAACGCCGACATCGACGAGGACATCGACGTCCCAACGGTGACCGCCAAGGAGGTCGAGTGACCTTGGGTAGGAAGGGCGCATAAATGAGAATCAAGGGCAGGCCGGATGCTACTGAGCAGTACGCGGCACGCTTCAAACGTCGCGGTGATGCGCGCAAGCGTAAACAGTTCAAGGACTATGTCCACGGCGTGGTCGTAGGCTACCGCGGCCGCGACTCCGCCCAAATGTCTAAGCCGAACCACACCGCTCGTGCACAGGACATCGAGGGTGTGTTCGCTGGAGCCTTCAAGCCGCAGACGCCAACGGCATGGTTCCCCAACGTCGGTGGCATCCGTATCGTCGGCGCAATGGGTCGATGCCCACGCACGCTCGTTGCCTGGTCGGAGGAAGTCGACACCGCAGGTCCTAGTGACCACCCAGTGACCCGCTACTTCGCGTACGCCTACCCGTGCGTCGTCGACCACGGCATGAAGCGCCATACCAAGCTACGCTTCGGACTCGACCTCGTACCCGTCACCGGCAAGCCTGGTGAGCACCGAGACAGCCTTGGGAGGACATGGTGAACTACAGACGCAACACCGATAAGCCAGAGGAGAAGCACTACACGGTACGCGTGCAGGTGTTCGAGGTGACAAAGGAGGACGGCAGCAAGGACAAGAAGTCCGTCGAGCTGATTAGCTTCGCTACGCAGCAGGAGGACCTCACGCGTGCCGTCTCTATGGGTATGTCAACCCTGCAGATGGCCGTCATCGACCTTGGAGGACCGGTCACTATTACAGCTGAACCGCCCGTCGAGTCTCCCACCGAACCGGCAGTCTTGTCAATCGATCCGGGCGAGACGACAGGTTTCGCTTTCACTGCCGCGACTGAGCAGTTCAAGGGCAGCAACTTCCCCAGCCGGCCGATCAAAGACAACCCGCAAGGGTAGGTGAGCTATGGCAAAGATGCCTGAGCACGTCAATATCAACGTCAGCGCCATCTGGGACGAGAGCAACTGCAACGGCAACTGCAAGTATGCGCGCGACATCAGAAGCAGATACGCCTACCTGGCACAACTATGTCCAATGCACGAATCAGCCAATCTGCACCTTCGGCTCACAGAGATCGAGCAGCGCCTTCAGGTGCGGCTACGTGAGCTGCAGCAAAAGGGACTCTACATCGACTTGCCGCGCCCAGCTAAGTGGCAGAACGACCACGAAGTCAGTATAGACTTCGGGTACGAAACACCAACGTTACCGAAGTACGCCGCGACAGACTTTTCGATCATGGCAGCAGTGTACGGCTTACCAACGGGCCGAACCACTAGCCACAAACCGCCAATACAATCCATCAAACCGAACACAGAAAGAGAACAACGCATGGATCGCAGGGAAGTTATCGAGAGGCAGTTGAGGGCCCTCCAGAAGGAGCTGGCGATTCTGGACCGATTCCCGAAGAGGGATCCGTTCGAGGACGGCACCGTGCTAATGTTCGAGCGTGTCTTCGGTGCCAGCTGGGAAGAGGTCCAGGACGTCGACGGCGGCAGGTACACCTACGCAGCACTGCGAGTCCAGGACCACTGGTACCTCACCGGCGGTAGCCACCGCACGCTCCAGGGTGCTACCTGGGGACAGTTCACCGAGTGGCTGGGTGAACACGCCGGCGAGATCGTCGTCATGTACGAGGGCATGAGCCTGGAGGCCTACGTGCAGGCCAAGGAGAACGCACTGCTGGCCAAGCAGGAGCTCGAGGCTACGACCGACGGCGACATGCCGGGCCACGGCGACAAGGACGAGTAGTCCATGCCAGTACTTACGGCAGACAACCTGTTATGCGCACTCGCGATAGTGTGCGTGACAATAATCATCGTCGTTGCCATCATCAAGGGATAAGGGTGCCATGCGCAGCAAGTGTCCAGAGTCTACGAGTGAGCACAGTCCGCTGGACGCGTATGGTCGCTGCTCATGGTGCCACCAAATAGTTGGTTCGAGGCAGCCAAAGCCAAGCTTGCACTTCTGGGTTAGCGAACTCTGCCTAGCCTACGACTACTACTACAACCCTGACTACGGCACTACACCAAACGGTCCGTACTATAACCCATAACCAGTTCTGTTCAGTTCACACAAGGAGTCCGTATGAACAAGGGTATCCGTATGAACAAGGGTATCCGTCCCAAGCTGATGGAGTACTTCATCAAGCACGTCGGCGAGCACGTCTTCCTGAACGACATTGCCAAGGAGACCAAGCTCACCCCCGAGCAGGTTCAGAGCAACATTAACAACCTGGCTACAGACGCGCGTAAGGGCAAGATCGACTTCCCGATCGAGGTCCACCAGAAGGGCCAGATTTGGGTCCACCGTCCCAACAAGCCTGCGGCCACCGCCAACAACAAGGCCATGTTCGAGGAAGTCGGCAAGACCAAGCGCGGCACGACCGTGATCCAAGACGCCGACGGCAACCTCTTCGAGGCCACCGAGCTGTAGCAGCGAGTCCGCTACATTGATCACGCACCGTTGCTAGTACAGGTCCCCACAGGGCCTTTTGTCTTAGCGTTGCAAAACCTGCCACGTCAAGAAGCCAACGCCCTGTGGGGATTTGTATCGTAACGACGCGCATTGAAAGGCATGAGTATGAGTAGTTGGACGCATGCAGTGTGTAGATCGTGTTTCACCCGTCGGCACCCTGACAAGCAGCCGACAAGAGTGCTGGGCGACCCTAGGGTGCCATGCTGTTACTGTGGAGAGTCGACGGACGCGGGCATCTACGACCGCAACGATCCATCTCAGACGCCATGTAAGGCCCAAGGGAAGGTGCACGAGGAATGAAGGTCAAGTACTTTATACAGGATGCTGATGGTGCTCCTATACGTTGGGAGCACGTGGCAACCGACAGAAAGATGCCGGTCATCATCGTTGCCGTCGAGTACGTATCGACTGAGCAGCCCGGCGAGTACGAATTGCACATCCATCTACGCTCAAGTGTTCCCAAGCCTACACAGGGGAGTACCTGGTGATCTGTCAGACATGTAAGGAAGCGGCCCAACTGTCCGAGGACGTTGACCTTGAGACAGCTAAGGAGCTGCATGCTAAGTGCAAGGGCGGGACGTTCTGTGACTGTCAGCACAAGCCAACAACCGCGCAGGAGAATGGCTCGCGCGCGCAGAGGAGGGCGTAGACATGGACATCGCTAGCCAGATCGACAGGTACTTCAAGGCTGTGCACGGAAAGGACTACGTCTTCAGAGCACCAGAGACGTTCCCCAATGCTGTAGAGCGGTGGATGCTTGCCGTAGCGGCAGATTCCGAGGAGTCCGCCGAGGAGGAGATCAGGCTCATCGAGCAGCACATGGCGCAGAGGAGGACGTAGTGGCCAAAGGAGATCCGGATCCACTTACCGCTGAGATGGTACGCGACTGGGCCGTCGGAACACTGCAAGAGTGGCTCAACAAGAGCTACAGCGAGCACCTATCCGACGAGCGGCAACGTAGAGTTGTGCTCTGGGACGACGGCACGTACGTCGTGCAAGACTTCGCCTTTGGAATCCATCCCGACCGCAAGTTCAAGGTTACGGTCGTAGTCGAGGAGGTGACGTGATGTGGTTCTTAAAGTTCATCTGGACGGCCATTCGGAATCCTGGTTGGTTCCGTGACGTCTGGAAGGCGGGTCGAGGTGTGACGGTCGGCGGGCATAACTTTGAGTCGTTCGAGAACGAATTGAAGCTTGCGGCTCGCAGGCACAATGTCGACTACCACAGGTTTTCAGAATAGGAGCAAGCATTGGGCACCATGGGTCGGCACGTCGTTGTGACCTTCGATGACGTTAACGCCGCCGAGCAGTTTGTAGCTGCGCTCAAGGTCGAGGGTTCGGTGTTCTTCCAAGGAGCCGATGAGCACTTCACACACATCAACCCAGACGAGGTCCGTGTCAGCGGCATCTTCGCGAAGCCTAATTCGTTCTGCGAGTGTCCGTTCGAAGGCAAGGAGTTCAAGTACGTTCGCGGCGCCAAGTACGGACTCTACGTCCACGACAAGTGCCTCAAGCCAGACGGTGGTAGCATCCAGTCAGCACCGAAGAACCTCGTCTACCCAGAGGGTACGGATGTCCGCGAGGTCAAGGTGCGTCTCAGCGTCCGGGAGGGTACCAAGCGGTGGCCGGAGCCAAGTCCTGCCGACAAGGGAAAACCGAGCCACATGGTTCGTTAGAAACGGGGAGGTAGAATGGAGATTTGTACACACGAACTATGCGATCATGGGTTCGTGCAAGGGCCAAGCGATGTGGATCTGATTATGTTCTGCATGCTGCGTAGGGGTATCCTAGTCAAGGTGAACGAGAAGTACGTACTGGATCCAAAACGTGCGATGAGAAACCGTACACTGAGAACGTACCAACGAAGGTAATAGGTGGGGTCTACTGGGTAAGGTCGTTGGATTCCCTCCGAGAGGCAACGACGTGGGTTCGACTCCCACTAGACCCACACAGTGATCGATCAACTAAAAAATTCACAGCGTTGACGTCTTGTGGAATCTTGTGGAATCCTATATAATAGATAAGAAGCCGGAAAACAGCTGGAGGTGTACTATTCATCCGTTCAGTTCTATACCGGAAATCCAGATCAAACGTGGTGGCGTAGACTGGTCGCCCGATGCACAAAGGCGATACGCTGAGGAGCGCGTTAAGGACGTGCAGAGGCGCCACGATCTGGTTAACTGGCACATTGGCCAAAACCTGGTGCACAGCATCCACACCTCGACGCGCATGTCGTTCCGAGGATGCCGTCGTCGGTGGGATTGGTCGACGCGCCAGATGTACTACCCCCTGGTAACGCCAAGGCCGTTAGAGTTCGGTTCCGCCTTCCACAAGGCGATGGAGAAGTACTACGACCCGATGACTTGGCACGACAAGGAGACGGCCGCAGCGCTCGCACAAGCGTCGTTCGTCGATGAGTGCAAGCAGCAGTACAGTAGGTACTTGAAGCTGAACAAGGGTAACATCGATCCTGAGATGAAGAAGGACTACGACGAACGCATCGTCCTCGGCATCGGTATGCTCAAGTACTACACCAAGTGGGTCTCTCCGATCTACGACACCAACTTTACACCAGTCAAGGTCGAGATCGAGTTTGAGGTTCCGATCACAGACCCAGACGGCGGCTACATGTTCTGCAAGTGTGAGCAGTGTCGCCTTCGGTGGAATGCATGGGTGCTAAGGCAACCAGAACGGCAAGAACCGCAGAGCTACCCGATCGACTGGCACGAACGCATCGTCAACGAGCGTAACGACATGTCGTCCGACATCGAAGCTTCGATGGATTGGTCCGAATGGATTGGACTGCCGATCACATATGGCGGTCGCATTGACATGCTGGCGCAGGACGAACTTGGTCGGTACTGGATCTTCGACTGGAAGACTGCGGCTCGCCTTGCAGGCAAAGACGCTAACACAGACGACGACTTCATGTACCTCGATGACCAGATCACCTCGTACTGCTGGGCGCTCTGGAAGCTTGGCTTTCCGATTGCCGGCTTCGTGTACGCCGAGATCAAGAAGGCTGTGCCTGAAGAGCCCGAGCCCAATAAGGTGCAGCGTAAGGGTAGGTGGTACTCTGTCAACAAGCAGATCGCCACGACGGCTGACATCTACGAGCGGACGGTAGCAGAGGGTGACACGATTGCATACGAAGACGGTCTGTACAACGACTTCATTGCATACCTAAGATCAGACGAGGGACCGAAGTTTCATATTAGGCACCAGATCTACCGCTCGCACGTTGAGCTGTCCAACGCAGGCATCAACATTTGGCACGAAGCGTGCGAGATGACGAACCCTGAGTTGCGCATCTACCCTTCTCCGGGTCGGTACGCTTGTGGCTTCTGTGCCTACAGGGAGCCCTGCCTGATGAAGAACAAGGGCGAAGACTACGTATACACGCTCAATACACTGTTCGAAAAACGCACAAAACATTACTGGGAAGACAGAGTGCCTAGCACCGACACCAAGGGTGGCCGATGACTTCCTACCGTTCGTAGACAGGAGTTCGTATGCTTGAATCAGAAACAGTATTAGACGGTCAGAAACGACTGACCGGCGAGCAGAAACGGCACCTCGCACGGATCAGGACGAACCTGATCGAGATGCGTAGGTGCCTCCGGGAGTCGGAACGTGCTCGCGACACCTTCTACAAGATTCGAGACGAGTACAGAGAGGTCGAAGGGCTTCGTGGTGCTGAGCTCGACATAGCCTTGACGACTAACACCAAGGCAAAGGCCGCCGTCGCGGACAACGTAATGTACGATCGGTGGGCAACCAAGTACGCCGGTGTCGTCCAAACCGAAATTAGCGCCTTCCAACTAGGCATCCACGCCGACAAGTGGCTCGAGGAGATTAACAAGTGACACAGGTGCTGACGCCGACGTCGTTCGCCGGCCTCACGGTCGAGAAGCCTAGGACGCAAACGCCGTACATCAACATGTTAGTGTACGGTCGATCTTCGGTTGGCAAGACCACGCTCGCAGGCTCAGCTGATGCCGTGCCTGCAATGCGCAAGGTGCTATTTGTCGATGTGGAAGGTGGAACGCTGTCGCTTCGCAAGACCGACTACGGCGGCGTAGACGTAATTCGCATCACAGACTACCAGCAGTTCGGCGATCTATACCCAGCACTCCTAGCTGGCAACCACGACTACCAGACAATCATCCTGGACTCTCTCACAGAGATTCAGGAACTCTGCATGCGTGAGATCATGCGGCAGATGAAGGAGGATCCGGACAACCTTGAGCGTGACCCTGACGTGCCCGGCATGTACGAGTGGAACAAGAGCGAGAAGCAGGTCAAGCGTCTCATTCGAGCGTTCCGCGACCTGCCGATGAACGTCATCTTCACGGCGCTCATGAAGGAGGACAAGGACCCCAAGACTGGCGTGGTCATGAAGCTTCCTGATCTTCCAGGCAAGCAGGCGCACCGAGTGGCGGCACTGTTCGACGTAGTCTTGTACTACACGATCATCGAGAACGAAGGAAGCCAACGGCGAGTGGTAGCGTCGACCGCCATGACCAACACTGTTGCCAAGAATCGGGGCTCGGACAAGCTGCCGCCGATCCTCGACGTGCCCACTCCGGACGTTCAGGCGCCGATGGCTCTGATCTATCCGCTGATCGTCGGTTCCACCGACACAACCAAGGACCCTAGCACCAGTTCTGTTCACGAGTAAACCAAAAAAGGAGTTCGTAACGTGGATGGTATTCGCGTAAACATGACCGGCAAGGAAGGCAAGAGTACTACGCTCGAGCCGCTTCCTTCCGGCCACTACCTGATGGCGATCACCGACATCGACCTGGACCAGTGTGGGCCGGACAGCAAGAACCCCGGCAAGGACATGTTCAAGGTCGAGCTCACCGTTCAGGACGGCGACTACGAGAACCGCAAGGCGTGGACCAACGTCATGCTGTTCGACGGTGCGCTGTACTCGATCGCACAGATGATCAAGGCCCAGGGCGTCGACATCAAGGAGGTCGGCGATTCTGCTGAGTTCCAGGTGCCCGGCTTCGCCGTCAACGAGATTCCCGGTCCGGAGTACTGGATGGGGAAGCAGTTCGTCTGCCGCGTCAAGCTGGTCGGCAAGCGCAAGGACCCGAAGACCGGCAAGGAGTACGACGAGCGCGCCGAGATCAAGGGCTTCATGTCGCCCAAGAATTGGGACCCCAACAAGGCACCGAAGAAGGCAACCGCGGAAGCCGGTACGGCTACCAGAAACACTTCGATCCTGCCGTAAGTAGGCCGTGACCTGCGAAGCTGAGTGCTAGGGGTATTACGGCTTCGCAGGTCACCTTATCGCTTCGTGAGGAGGCACTGCTTGAACGACGCGGCCATAATCACACGAGCGGCTTTCCTCAGGTCAGTCTTTGGACCAATCCGCGGAGGCTTTGTATGCATTGCAACAATCGCACCCGGTTCAAGGAAGCTGGAAGAGCACTACTTCAGCTGGCCTGAGAGATTGGACGACATAGTCGACTTTGTTGAAAGCGTAGAGGACAGTGTAAACGTGTATTACTGTCCTCAATTGCTCGAAGATGTCAACTTCAGGAGGTCTACCGACGGCAAGGGACCAAGAGTCAAAGAGAACATCAAGATCTGTACAGTAGCATGGGCCGACCTAGACACATGCAGGCCCGACCAGCTTCTAGTAGAAGCCTCTATTGTCGTAGAAAGTTCACCCGGGAGATATCAGGCCCTGTGGATTCTTGAGGAACCACAGGATCCTCCGATCGCTGAAGATGTGTCCCGTCGCATCGCCTACCATCACATCCCGGATGGTGCAGATAGATCAGGTTGGGATCTGACGCAGCTGCTACGGTTTCCCTACACGTACAACTACAAGTACAACCGTTCACCCAGAATAGGTGTGGTAGCGAGTAACAGAACGCGGTATCGCATGGAGGATTTCAGGGTCTATCCTGAAACGTCTAGGCGGACCGGCGGTGGCATTCCGATGCCTGAAGTCGAAGAGTTCCCTCAGATCCAAGATCCCATCGACTTCATGCAGGAGCGTAGAAAGTTCCTCAACAGCGACGTGTTCAGACTATTCACTGACGAACCCAAAGAAGGTTCGTGGAGTGAGCCGCTCTGGAAGCTAATGATGTTGCTGTTCGAAGGTGGCTGCAGCCGTGAGGAAGTGTTCGTGGTCACCAAGCAGGCTGCATGCAACAAGTACGAGCGAGACGGCAGACCAGATAAACACCTCTGGGACGACGTGTGCCGAGCGTACATCAAGCACATGGAAGACATCAAAGCAGTAGTAGTGCCAGAACTCGAACAGGTGTCGCTAATCACGCCTGAAGAGGAAGCACGTGTACGCCAACATCACACGTTCATAGAGAGATACGTCCAATGGGCTACCGACCTGGGCGACGCCGCTCCTCAATACCACCAGGCTGGGGCGTTTGTGATCCTATCAGCGCTGCTGTCTGGAACAGTCTCGCTACCTACCTCGTTCGGAAACATGATACCGAACCTGTGGTTCATGCTCCTAGCGGACACGACGCTGACAAGGAAGTCGACGTCGATGGACATAGCAACGGACCTGCTGATTGAGGTCGATCCTGATGCCATTATGGCGACTGATGGTTCTGTTGAAGGACTGATGGAAGGTCTATCGACACGTCCTAGGAGGCCATCGATCTTCCTCCGCGACGAGTTCACAGGGCTGCTTGAAGCCATGACGCGCAAGGACTATCTGGCAGGTTTGGCCGAAACGTTTACGAAGCTGTACGACGGCAAGTTCCAGAAGCGGATGCTGCGAAAGGACATCATCGAAATTCGCGATCCGATTCTAATCCTGTTCGCAGGAGGCATTCGTGCGAAGACGCAACAGCTTCTAACGTTCGACCACATCTCGTCAGGCTTCATGCCTAGGTTCATCTTCCTGACCGCCGAGTCAGATGTGTCGAGGGTCCGTCCGTTAGGACCACCGATCACACGAGACATGACGGCACGAGAGAATCTGCTATCGGAGATCCGTGAGCTATACGGATACTACACGCAGGTGAATAACGTCAGCGTAGACAACACAGGCATCAGCCTTGGTGTCCCGCGAAAGTGGTTTGCGAAGCTCTCCAACGAAGCTTGGGAGCGCTACGGCATATTCGAGAAGGCGCTCCTAGATGCTGGTGTCAAGTCGGACAGACCTGATCTCATGACACCTGTGTACGCACGACTAGGTGTGTCAGCACTAAAGGCTGCAGTCCTGATCGCCGCTTCTGAGCAGCGTGAGGACGAAGTCATAGTTGAAGAGCTGCACATCATCCATGCCATCTCGTACGCAGCCAAGTGGCGAGAGTATGCCATCGACATCATCAACGGTGTTGGCATGACACAAGGAGAACGAGAGCTGGAGCGCGTCTATAATGCCATCAAGAGGCAACCTGGCATCAGTCGCTCGTCCCTCATGCAAGGCTACCACCTAACAGCAAGGAACGCCGACGCCGTCTTCCAGACCTTGGAGCAGCGCGGCTTGATCACAGCAACAAAGTTCGGCAAGGGCACAACCTACAGCCCAGTGACAGTGGAGTCAGAATGATTGAACACGACTCACCAGGCTTCAACAAGCAACACGTTGAAGGGCAAACGCAAGAGGTGCCCTGGGACTCTTCTTGTGCCAACCCACTGCAAGACATCCAGAACATGCTTAGAAGGAGAGCCTATCCCATGAAGGGTATCGCAGTCGTCAGCGGAGGACTTGACAGCACCACGATGATCTACCACATGCTGAACGATGGGCACCAGCTTGACCTCGTCAGCTTTGACTACGGCCAACGGCATCGCAAGGAGCTGCAGTTTGCAGTCGCCATCGCCAAGCAGTTGCACCTGACGCATGACATCGTCGACCTGCGCGGCCTCACCCACCTCATCAGCAACAGCGCCCTCACGTCGACGCGCCACCGCCCGAAGGCCCAAGAGTCCGACAAGCGGTGGGACCGGGAGATCGAAGTGCCTGACGGTCACTATGCCGAAGAGAACATGAAGGCAACCGTCGTACCCAACCGCAACATGATCATGCTCGCCATCGCCGCCGGTATCGCCGTGAACCGTGAGGCAGAGTTCGTCGCAACAGCAGTCCACGCTGGCGACCACTTCATCTACCCCGACTGCCGCCCAGCCTTCATTTCTGCTACGTCGCAAGCTGTGTGGATCGGCAACGAAGGCTTCGGCTCGTTCAAGTACAACGACGAAGCTGTCCTCGCACCCTTCCTCCACTGGACGAAGGAGGAGATCGCCTACCGCGCCTTGCAGCTCGGCGTCCCGCTGCACATGACGTGGTCGTGCTACAAGGGCAACGAGAAGCACTGCGGCCGATGTGGCACCTGCGTTGAGCGCCTCGAGGCCATCGACGCTGCCATCCGCCTCGCGATCAGCAACAACAGCGACACGTACGCGGAGGACATGACCGAGTACGAGGACACCGAGTTCTGGAAGGTGGCGGTGAGGGGGGCTAAGCAGTGAACAAGCTGTCAGTCCAGTACGACATGAAGGCCGACGCGGCCGAGAAGCGCATAAAGCGCTGCGAGGATGAAGGGCACAGATTTAGTATCTGTGCCCGTGAACACAACGACGCCGTCATCGCCGTATGGCGCGAGGCCGCTCGAATGGCTAGGGAGGTTGGACATTGAGCTTCATCATAGTGCGGCACAACATGGAGGTTGCACACCGACTCTTCGAACTGACCGGCAAGTGTGAGAACATTCACGGCCACTCAATGTGGGTGGAGCTCAAGCTGCATGGACAGATCAATAAGAAGGGTATTCTTGACGGCTGGGACTTCGCCGAAGTCAAGCGGCTGTTCCGTGACTACCTAGACGGAACGTACGACCACCAGCTGCTACTCAACCAGCGCGATCCGTTCGCCGGCATACTGTATCGCGACAAAGGACACTATGCGACTGGAGAGAGCCACCCTGATTACAAGCCTGTTACGCTGCCGGGACTTCAAACGATGAACGGCGACCCCACGACGGAGAACCTCGCCAAGCGGATCGCAGAGTGGTCGGTCGACATGTTCCAGCTGCCCGCCGACGTCATCGTCCACGAGACAGCAGTCAACGCCGCCGGTTACAGTGCACGACCGGCAAAGGGTGGTGGCTTCTATGGCTGATTACAAGACATTGCGCGGTAACGCACCAGTAACACTAACCATTGTGTTCCTGTCTCCAAAGGAGGCCGAAAACCTCCTGGACGACCTGACCAACCCCCATGCCATCAACGACGGTACGTGGTCAGAGGGAACACGCGAGTTCATAGCTGCGCTCAAGGATGCAGCTTCACCGCCGAAGCTACACTAGGAGCATACATGATCAAGATCAACGAGATCTTTGGTCCCACCATCCAAGGTGAAGGCGCAGCTGCTGGAAGGCACTGTCTCTTCGTTCGAGTGGCACTCTGCAACCTGGAGTGTACGTGGTGTGACACCGACTACACTTGGGCCTTCACGGAGGAGAAGGCTGCCAAGCACCGTACGGGTGTCGTGCACAACCGCGAAGAGAACCTGAAGGAGATGGCAGCTGACCACGTCCTCGAGGAGCTGTACGACCTTTGGGACTTCTACGACGCACCAACTGTCATCGTCATCTCAGGCGGTGAGCCCATGATGCAGCAAGAGGCTCTCATGCCACTGCTGTATGAGCTGAGCATGGCGGGAAACCAGGTGCATATCGAGACAGCCGGTACCATAGCACCCCGCAGGAACATTCAGTTCACCACGATATCCGGAAAGAGACAAGAGCTGAACTTCGACGGCCTCGTGACACAGTTCAACGTGTCACCGAAGCTGTCACACAGCGGCAACATTGTCGGCAAGCGATACAAGCCGGTGGTGCTGCAGGAGTTCGCTCGGAAGCTGAACGCTTGGTTCAAGTTCGTCGTCACGAAGCCGAGCGATCTCATCGAAGTGGACGAGATGATACTGAACCAGCAGATCGCTCCGGGACGCGTGATGATCATGCCTGAAGGGTCGTCCGTCGAAGACAATATCGAACTCGCACGCAAGTTCGCCGACGACGCCATTAGTCGTGGCTACGGTATCAGCTTCCGCTCGCACGTCCTCCTGTGGCCGAAGATACATAGGGGCAGATAACATGGACAAGAAGCCTTGGGAGTACTTCAAGTTGGAGTACAGCCCAGAGCCAAGTGGCCGATACACAACAGGATACTGGTACTGCTACGCGGAGCCGGGGTACGACGGTTGTGGCTACACGCCCATGGACGCAATGGCTGAGTGCATGATCGCAATGTCCAAGGCGTTGCTGGAAGCGTCAAGCAACTCATGATCTTCAATGCGCAAGCATCCAACTACACGCCCCCACAGGGCGAAGGAGTGTGACCGTGGCAATAAGTGACGAGGAAGCAGCCAACTTGTCGGGACTTGTGAGCGAGGAGTATGCAGCCAAGTACCTGCTGGAGCGTGCTTGCGGACTTATGCCCGACGAGCATGGTATCGATACACCGAAGAGGTTCGTCGCGATGTTGCGCGAGCTGACGACGGCCCAGTCTGTCGACTTCAAGATGTTCGATGCTAAGGGCAAGGACGAGATGATCATCATTCGAAACATCCCGTTCGTCAGCGTCTGCAACCACCATGTGATTCCGTTCGTTGGAAAGGCTGATATCGGCTACATTCCCGACGAACGGATGGCTGGACTCAGCAAGTTCGCCCGCGTCGTGCACTTCTTTGCTAGGTCGCTACAAGTGCAGGAGCGGCTGACGGAGCAGATCGCCGACTACCTCGAAGAGCGACTCAAACCGAAAGGCCTTGCGGTCGTCTTGGAAGCCGAACATATGTGTATGACCATTCGTGGTGTGCAGTCCCCCGGCACCATGACGTACACAGCGGTCATGCGTGGCTTCTTCAACGACCACGAGCGCACGGCGAAAGCCGAGTTCCTACAGCGCATCAACGGAGGAAAGCAATGAACGACCTGCGTGGACTAGTTCAGCAGTGTCACAGGGACAGTAAGCGTTGGTTCCCAGCGGTCGCAGACGATCATGTGCACTACGCACTATCCATCGCCGGCGAGGCTGGAGAGCTAGCCAACCAGGTCAAGAAGGTCCACCGCGGCAGCATCACGTTGGACGAAGCAAGAGCGTCGATCGGCGAAGAGGCCGTCGACGTGCTTATCTACCTACTCAACCTGTTCGCAGTGTTGGGTGTCGATCCTGTTGACGTCTACAAAGAGAAGAGGCAAAAGAATGAGCTCCGATTCAGTAGGCCCGGAGGCGACCCCCGAGTCGACGGCGCCCGCATCTTCCCAGACTACGGTGACCCCGCAAGCCACGGGTACTACTGACGGCGAGCTGGTAGGCCTGCTGCAGGAGCTGTCCGAGGAGTTTGACAAGAGGTGCCAAGACCGACACACGATGGGAGCCCAGAAGTACGGCGAGGGTACGTGGCTGAACGTAGACACGCTCGAGTCGTGCATCGAGGAGCTCATCGACATGGCAAACTACATACGGTACACGTACCTCAAACTTCGACTCATGCAGGAGGGTCTCGGCACCGACAAGACCACGAATACTCCCATCGCAGGCAAGGAGATGTTGGGGAAGGACGCCTTCATCTCAGCAATAGGGAGGACACAGTGAAAGTGGGTCTCATTCCTCCGAGGGGCCTGGAGAACTTGGCCCTTCGATCCAAGTTCCACCTAGCGCTAGCCATCCCGGATCTGATGGATCGGCGAGCGTATGGTGGGATGTACAAGCGTGCCGTCAAGCTGGGCGACTTTCTCATACTGGATAACGGCATAGCAGAAGGTCTACCCTGCCCGATGGATCGGCTTCGTGCATACGCGGAGTACGTCAATGCTAACGAGCTCGTAGCATTGGACATTATGCGAGACGCACAGGCAACCGTACGTGTGGTGCGTAAGTACTTCGCAGGCGACGGGGTGCCACCAATCCCGCACATGGCCGTTGCACAAGGCGAGAAGATGGACGACTTCAAGTTCTGTGTCAACGAGTTCGCAGGCATCAAGGAGATCAGGACCGTCGGCATCCCCCGGCACATGCTGGAGACGCTCGATGCCAAGGCGTGTCGCATCGATCTTGCCAACTGGATCGATGACAAGTTTCCGAAGAGGTTCAGCCTGCACTTCCTCGGAACCAATCCGGTGTGGAAGATGGAAGTACACCACGCCAGCAAGTACGCATCACACGTGCGATCGGTCGACACTTCGATGCCCTTCAATTATGCTCTGGCGAGTGAGGAGCTCGCTACCAGCGAACGGGTCATCACTAGGCCGAAGCGATACTTCGAGAACGACTGGTCGCGCTCCGTCGACATCAGCATCGTCCGTAGGAACATCGTAACGCTGCTAGGGTGGGCAAATGCAACCGATACAAGATCCAGAGATGCAGAGGAAGCATCCGCTCGCAAAGTGCGAAACATGTCCGCTGTTTGATGCTGACTCGTTCGTCCCCAGCGAGATACCAAACAACGCACGACTAGCAGTGGTCGGCGAAGCACCAGGTGGATACGAGCGAGCGAAGGGCCGACCCTTTGTCGGCCCTTCGGGGCAGCTCCTAGACCAAGTGCTGCAACACCACGGATACCCACGAAGTGAGGTGTTGTTAACCAATGTATGCCTCTGTCGCCCTCCAGCGCCACGTGGTAAAGCTAATGTCCCTCCACCTAGAGCAGCTATTGCAGCGTGCCGCCCAAGGCTCCTTGACGAGCTACGAGCTTCTGGTGTCACTGATGTGGTTGCACTTGGTGGGACAGCTGCTGCAGCTCTGGTGGATGATACGCGAGCCATCACAAAGACTCGTATTGGACCAGCAAAGCAACCGACTAGCGGTCTTGCAGGTTCAAGTGTTCGTCGAGTCGTCCCAACCTGGCATCCCGCATATTGTCTACGAACAGCAGATGCGTTCCCGGCACTCGTATCGGACATCGGAAAGCTAAAGGACGGACACAGAAGTGCTTGGACTCCACCTGCGTGGCGAAGTTATGACGATGTTGATAGCGCGACCGCAGTACTCTTGGAACTTGAAGCAGTTGCAACACATCTCGTCGTCGATATTGAAGTCGGCATTGAGAAGGACGCCGACTTTGGTCACCCAAATGAGTATGACCTCCTCTCTGTGGGACTCGGTTACGCAAGAGGGAAAGTTGTGGTCCTTGGGGAAACTGCACTTAGGGACCGGGGAGTTTTGGATGGACTCAAGCGACTCTTTTCCAAGACTCGAATCATTGCTCACAATGGCAAGTTTGACCTGGGTGGACTTTATCCACATATCGGTGGACAGGAACTCTGGTTTGATACTATGCTCGCGTCCTACTGCCTGGACGAGCGACCGGGAAACCATGGCCTTAAGGTACTCGCCGTTGAACGGCTGGGAGCCCCTCAGTACGACTTGGAGATCCTCCAATTCATTCCTCGAGGAGGTAACTACGCTAACATTCCCCGACCGATTCTGTACAAGTACAATGCCTATGACGTCGCGTGCACGTGGGAACTGTTCGAGCTGTTCCAAGAGCAACTCGAACGAGAAGATGTTCGTCGGGTGCACGACTTCATGGTCGCAGCGTCGAATCAGCTGATGTACTTGGAGCTCAACGGCATCACGATCGACAGAGCGTACATGAACCAGCTGCGAGGCGAGTTCGCTCTACGCCTCGACGACATCGAAGAACAGCTCAATCAGATCGTCACCGACGCGTTCCACATCAACCACCCAGAAACAGTTGAGTCGGAACTTGCCAATGCAAAGATAACGATCAATCCCAGGTCGCCGAAACAGATCAAGGAGTTCCTCCATGACCAGGGGATCAATGTCGAATCGACCAACCAGGACACGCTCGAGAGGACGCTGGAATATCTGCAAGTGCGACGGGGCATGCTTGAAGACGTTCCGATTATCCGGTTCCTCAAAACGCTCCTTCATCACCGACGGCAGCAAAAGCTCTACTCTACATACGTGGAGGGTATTAGGAAACGGATGTACCATGGACGTGTTTATACTACTTACCTCCTCCATGGCACAACGTCCGGGCGCCTTGCATCTCGCAATCCGAACCTGCAAAACATTGTTCGTGATAAGACGATCCGACGGCAGTTTGCTGTATCAAAACCAGAAAACATCCTTATCCAGGCCGACTTCAAACAGGCCGAGGGACGAGTCATGGCGACAATGGCTCAAGATGAGTACCTGAGGCGGATCTTCAGCGACCCGACCGTCGACATGTTTGACGAGCTGTCAGACCAACTGTACGGCAAAGGCAACTGGCGCAAGGAAGTCGAGCGCATTCGTACCAAGGCCTTCTTCTACGGCATCGGCTACGGTCGAGAGCCGTACTCTATCGCACTTGAGTACAATATGTCACCGAGGGAAGCGGAGCGACGGTATTCAGAGTTCCTAGAGCTCATCCCTGGCATCGTCGCTTGGCAAGAGGACGTGCGCAGCAGAGTCCTAAGCGGACAAGATCTCATCACACCCTTCGGACGCCGTCGTCGCTTTTGGCTCATTACCGAACAGAACCAAAAGGATGTACTCAATGAAGCTTTGTCCTTCTTGCCACAGTCCACTTCGTCAGATATCTGCCTCGATGCATTTACTCGCGTGCGACCTCGACTGCGTGGTCTGGGTTTCATCCGACTTACCATTCACGACGCGCTTACTGCTGAGTGTCCGGAGAGTAGGAAAGACGAGGTTGCTTCAATACTCGTGGAGGAAATGGAAGCCGCTGGACGTCGCTACACCGACTACGTTCCATTCACAACTGACCTAAGCTTCGGCAAGAGTTGGGGTGACCTGTGAAAATTGTCAGAGCAACTATGCCAGCGAGCATGACAGTCATCGTCAACACAGTCATTGCCGGCGAGGTGGAACTCACCTTGCAGCCGCACCATCCCGTCAAGGACCGGTACGACATCGTTTTTGCCAAGGACGGTATGGTGGGTGTCATACCTGGGACTCCTGCATACAGCCCTGTACGACCAGTGCTACCTGACGGTGCACGAAAGATTGCTGAGATATTGGTAGCACATACGACTCCATGTATCTACGACATGTGCATTGTGGAGGAAGAATGACCACGCAAGCCACAAGCGACCGTGACGTCGAAGCGCTACTGCCGAACTTGGCCGAGGCGTCACTCGCCGATGTCCTCGCCCGGCAGGACAGTGCGCTCACCCGGGCGGTGCGGCGTCTGCATCAGCCGGAAGTCGCCGACGAAGAGGACAACCTCGTCATCGCAGGGTTCAACAACTTTATAGGATGACATATGACACTCAAGGACCTAGAACGTATCCTTCGAGCCGGAACAGTCGGAGCCGGCAACACGCCTCTTGGCAATGCGCTAATGCGTATGCTGTCAGAGGTCCGGAAGATGCTCAGGGAGGAGGAGGCAGGTGGACCTGTCAGTACGAACGTACCGTAACGTCACGGCTGACGGCCTAACCGTACAGCTTCGAAGAGACAATCGAGTGGTGGAAGCATTCATCCCGGACGAGGAAATAGTTGCCACACGAAGCACGCTGCTGCTCTTCGAGTCGTACCTGCTGGGCCTAGCCTGTCAGTGGCTGATGAAGTACGACCAAGAGGTTCGGATCATCCGACCCACCCAAGAGAACGAACCTTTCCGTGCTGTGTTCGTCGGCGGCGTCATCGAGGGGGAGATTATCCCAGAGAGGAAACAGATCGGTGCCTAGAGGACAGACAGCCGCAGATGGGCACACCTACATCGCTAAGAACGGCTATCACTACACCAAGGTGGACGGCAAGAACCGTCTGACGCACCACATCATTGCAGAGCAAGTACTTGGACGCCCCCTCCAGCCTGACGAGACCGTACGCTTCAAAGATGGTGATCGCACCAACCTGAAGCCCGAGAACGTGAACGTCACCACGCGTAAGACGTCCCTCGCTGGCAGGATCGCAACCCTCAACGACAAGATCCGAGAGCTCACTGCTGAACGCGACCACCTTCAAGCCAAGCTTGATAGAGAGCGCGCAGCAAAGTCTCTATAAGTTCTAACCCGCTTAAGACTGAGAGAGACAGAAGGACTTAGCAGGTTAAATACCTTAAATACACGCAAGATCTTCGCTTGTCTCTCTCAGTCTTATCACTCGCTACATTGCTCAGCCATCGCCGCAAGATTCAATCCCCCACAGGGCGTTGGGGTTTTGCTCCGACCGAAGGAGGCCCATGAAGATCTTCGTTGCAGGCAGACAAGAGGGAAAGAGTACGGTAGCAGTAGAGTGGTTGCTTCAGGATGAGCGAAGGGTGCTCATTACAAATGACATGCGATCGAAGCAGCATCTGCTCGGCATTGTCCAGCGCTTGCGGTATAAGGAGCGCCCGTCCATACTGCTCACGTACTACACACAGCGCATTGCCACGATCGGAATGGTGCGAGACCACGAAGCTTTTCGTGGCTTGGATATCTCTGAAGTAGGTGTCGACGACGCAGATGTGATCCTACCACGACTGCTCGGTATTGCACAGAACATTTCCTTTGCTACAGTAACCGGCGAGGTTGCCACATGACTATAGACCTACCGATGATACTCGCACTCGATCCCGGCGGCACAACAGGCGTGTGCCTCTACAATCCAATTCGGAACACCACTGAGGTAGAGGAGCTAGGGGACGGAAGCAGTGATCACCACATCGAGTTGTGGAACATGCTGACCGAGACGCTAGCAGAGTCCTACGAGCACAAGGTGAAGCTACACATCGTGTGCGAGAGCTTCGAGTTCCGCCGCACCGAAATGCACCGTGACTACATTAACTACATACCACGAGAGTACATTGGCGTGGCCAAGCTCTTCTGCCACCTACACCGAATCACCCTGTACATGCAGAAGGCTGCTCAGGCAAAAGGCTTCTTCAGCGATGATAAGGTGAAAAAACTTGCCCTGTGGGTTCCTGGGCGTAAGCATGCCATGGACGCCACTCGTCACTATCTATATCACCGCGTGTTCATACTCGACGACAAGACCTTATTCGAGCAGTTGCGCCCGTAGGCAAACAGAGGCCCCCACCCCGGAGGAAGGTCTTAGCAGACGAAGGTGGGGGCCAGCTCTGTGTGGTTATGTGTTAAGGCCAGCGCCCACTCCTCCGAAGAGGAGCAGTCCGGCTAGCACGAGACCCCAACCGAGGTTCCACAAGCTAACTCGCGGCGGGGACCAGAAGGCGCTGATGATGATCAGGACGATTCCCAAGACGACTAGTATCAGTCCCATGGTACTACTCCTTTCCAGACTCCCTTGCAGCGGCGATGATTGCGCTGTCTGAGGCTGTGGTTACCGCTTCGCCCGGACTGATGACGCGCGGCTGAGCCGGGTCCTCCAGGTACGTCACCACCTTGGCGTTGGGCACTACTGCCGGCTTCGTCCAGAGCGCCTGAATGATTGCGAACACGGCGCCCACGAGTGTGATGAGCGAATCTGGAAGTGCCGGAGTGACAATGATGCCTAGCGACGCCAGCGCGAAGATGACAGCCATGATCAGGCCGCGCAGTAGCGCCGGGTCGAGGTGGACTAATCGCCACCAGAAAGTGTTCTCTTCCATTGCCTTCCTCCTCTACTGGTTTCCGTCTGCGTCTGCACGAACCTCGGGCACGCCGCCCTCGGCCATGTCGGCGATGGCATCGCGCACCTCTTCCTCCGTCGCACCTCTCGGCAGGTTCTCCAGTGCTTCCAGGACGGCTGTGGTGACACCATCGACGATGGCCTGCAGGTCCTCAGGGTCGAGCTCGACGGTCGTAGCCGGCTTGACCTCGATTCCGTATGCGGCGAGGTTGTTGACTTCCTGCACTGCACCGTTCTCGTACAGCGACGGGATCTGTCCGGTGCTAGCCAAGTAGCGAACATCATCTAGGCCCTGCTGATCCGGAACGAGTCGGCGAGTGATACCATCGGACAGATACACCCGATCCTGGCCGGCCGGGTCGACGCCGGGTGCTCCCTTGACGAGTACGTATGACATGTCTTCTCCTCCTAGTACTACATCGAGAATGCGTTGCATGAGTGCCGTGTCGCGCATGTATCGACGGTCGAAGGTCAGGTGCCAGTGGTCTAGGTGCGAGCTGTCGGGCCGATACGTTGAACCCGAAGGCAAGTTTATGCCCGCCGTGACCTTACCGTCGAGCGTACCTTGAATCTGCGTGACGCCCTTGAGCTTGCCGGCTCGGCCCGCGGCGAACAGGCGTGAGGTCTGCTCAGCCATCAGTGCGCGGTTGTTGGATGTACCCCAGGCGCCTGGAACGAAGTCTGCAGCAGCGATGTGCCGCAGCTGCTCGCTACTGAGGCCCGACTGCACTGTGTAGGTTCGGTTGGTGCAGTACTCTGAGTTCTTGATCCACTCTTGGGAGCGGTGTCCGCCATTGAGATGGCTATTGTTGCCCTTGGAGCCGTATGACGACCGCGGCTGACCGGTGCGCCAACATAGCTCATCGCCCAACCAGTCTAGTTGGGAGGTGACGATCTCACGGTCCCACCACGGCTCGGCTTCCAGCTCTGCGTACGAAGCCATCTGTCCTCCTTCTCATGCTTCATAGGCATGCAGGTTTTGTGCTGCCTCCCTACCTGTGCAGTGGTCCTGTATTAGGACCAGCGCCTAACTGTTGAATTATTGTGTCGCGTGCAGCTACTTGTCCCTCAAGGTCGCGTATGACAGCTTGTGTCGTTGCGCGCTCTCGCCTTGAAGCGTCACGTTCAGCTTCGAGCGTTGTCTCAAGGCTCCTGACCGTGGCACGCAGCTTGGTCACCTCCGCGTCCAGGTCGCTGACACGATTTTGCAATGGCTGTAGGAGTAGCATCGCACCTGTAGCTACGACCTGAGAAGCCTCTGCGCCTGTCTTTCTTGCTTCCGCCTGCATCTTTTTGTAGGTCGGAAGAATGGTGAACACGGAAACAATGCCAGCCAGCCCACCCAGGCCGGCAAGTATGGATAGCGCAGTCGCAAGGTTCACGTCTTATCCGCCGCATCCGAGAGCGCTTGTAACTGCTTCCGCATTCGGGCGATCTGGTTGGTGATGCGCACCGCCCTCCAGAACGCCGAAGCCGCAAAAGCGAGCACGGCAAGTGCTTGATAAACGCCTTGAGCACCACCGAACAAGAACAGTGCCACCGCATATATGAGTCCTGCCGGTGCCAAGACGAACATTCCGCCTCGCTCCACCCCCAGACTCAGAATCGGACTCCTTAGCCACACTCCTACGAGCCCAACTAAACCACCGACGCATAGAAAAATGTACCATCCAGTCACCATCCACGCATCTAGTAGCGCTTCAACTGTGTCGGGAGCAAACGCACCTGAAGCAAGCAGGAGAAGTCCAACGAGGAACGACCATACGAGCATTAGTACCTCGAACGGGTTACGCCCCTCTGTACCGCCAACGACGATCACATCTCTCGCCCTCTTCAGAAGCCCCACAGTAACTCCCGTGATTAGTTACCAAGAACGATGGGGGGCAACTCACCCCCAGCTTTGCCTCTCGTCCCACTCTTGCTGGTACGTGTGACGGCTTTACTCCCGTTACTGGTGGCAGGTGTAAGCCTGCTACCTTTGGGCGAGCCGGTGAGCTGTTCGCGTATGTGCTCAACGCGTGTCTTGTTTTGCTTAGGCCTTACAGCTTTCTCGCGTTCCACCTTCCGAAGGCGATCGAGGTATTCGCGCTTGACGTCCAACACGTCGTCTTCGAAGCGGCAGTGTTCTTTTATTACTTGACGTGGGTCTCTGTCAGACGCGTCCACGAACACCTTAGGGAGCCCTGCCTGCAGCAAGCCTTGTTTGGCCTGCGCCGAACTCACTCTACCGTTCTTGCGCGTGAGCTTTGCCTTCGCAGCACCAATGCGCCGTAGGTGTTCAGCGCGCACCTCTTCGGTCGTCATCTTTAGGTGCTCGACAGGTTCGATGAAGGGTTCGAATAACACGGCCTCGATTGCATCGTCAAGGTTGTCAAGGCCTAGTTCTGCTGCGCGCCACTCAGGTGTCTCCGGATGAAACGAGTGGCCGTTGTACTCCACTGTATCATCGTCGTTGGTGATGGCCTTTATGACCTCGATGCGGCCTGAGGTTTCGTTGAGCCTCGCCGAAAGCACATCCATACTCTTCATGTCAAACCCTAAAGTTCCAGAAGGTGACGGCCTTGTCGCCTGTGGTCGTGCTGAAGCGGAGAGTGAAGGACGACGTGTTAAAGCCGTCCAGTACCCACTCAAGTGTGGATCCGCTTCTACCAACCGTGCACACAGGAAAAATGCCTGTTGCAAAGGTGGAGAAGTACGAGTGCGTCCAAGTGCTCACGCCAGCCGAAGCTGTGAACCCGCCCATGTAGAGGCCCTGGTTGTTGTCCGACTGCTGCTGGTTCGTCCACCGCCCACGGTAGTCAGCAATCTGATCTCCGTATGCGTTAAGCCAGAGGTAGCTCTCCTCGCCACCAACTCCGTCGGGCATGTGGCTGAGCACAGCTCCGCCTCGGAATAGAAGCAGCTTACCGCCGTCAGCCGTAGCATCGGTTTCTTCCACCACGATCTCAAGCGCCTGATCAGGATTCTCTGCTGATCCGGCATCGAACGCGAAGATAGCGACTCTGTGGGTGTCGTTCACACCTAAGGGCCAGAACCTTATCTCAGGCGTGAAGCCGTGAAGGATCTTCAGGACGATTGAGTCATCCGACTCGCTGACTACGATGTCGCCATTGCGAACAATGAGATCACCGTCTTCGATCGCCGTGTGTCCGATCTGCAGAGACGTTTCGCCTGCTCCGATGCGTCTGAACAGTTCGAGTACGTACTCCTGGATATCAGGCTTGCCAGCTAGGCGCTCTGGCCTGGATGCGTATCTGCTTGTGCCTGTCATGTGTGCCTTCCTCCTTGAGCACAATCACAAGTCACTTCCTTGGAATGCTAGTCTGACCTCTTCAGTCTTCTCAGATGACGGTGGATAGTACTCCCACCCGATGATGCGTGTGTTGAACGTTCTGTCGACGGGATCGGGATGCCGCGGATCGTCGATGTAGATCTGCGCAGCGTCTCCCAAACCGTAGCCACCGAATTCTGGCTCCAGATTGGCCTTGAGCTCGACTGTCAACGTAGGAACTGTTGCCTTACCAACGATGGCCGCTTGCATTGTCAGATCCGCAAGGAGCTCTGCGTCGTTTACAGACTTGAAGCTGTACTTGACATCGAACCTGGGAAACCCGCCGCTGAGGAGGTCCGAGTGTATGACCTCCTGAACTAGCATCGTTGAACCCTCGCCTGCACCGATTCCGTAGATATTCGTTCCACGACCGCTCAGCGAATCGTTCTGCCAGTAGTTCAAGATGTTTCCGGGGTACTCCAAGTTTATGCCAATGGTCGCGCCCAACGCTGGATAGCCGATTCGAAGCGAGCGCTGGTACGCACCACCCACCCTAGCCGTATCGATTGTCCAATCGAAACCGTCGAAGCCGTTGGCAATTGCATCCATGGGTGCACGGTAGTCCTTGTACTCGAAGCTCTTCACGTCTATAGACTTCGTCACGACCGTATCGAACGACGACGGGATCGTTATCTGTGGCGTGTTCGGAGTGGACATCAGGTCTAGCCAGAGGTCGCGGAAGATGTTCCGCTGCTCTTCATCGATGGCCTCGAAGTCAGTACGCATCAGTCGGTACTCAGGGTAGTGCTCCCACGACTTGCAGTAGAGTTGGAACACCTTCGCTTGACTCTGGTACGTACGCGTGACAACGAACCCATCCCAGACAGGCTGCCCGCCGCGCTCGCAGACTACGTAGCAACGACCCTCAAGCGTAGCAGCGATCAAGTCTCTGTTGTCCTTGCCTGTCTGGTCAAGCTGGAAGGATGCGCGAAAGTCGCCCCTACCAAGCCCACGCGTCATCGACACGCCGTACAGAGGAATCTCCTGTAGGATCTGTCCTGTTATGACGTCGCCGAAGACGTACGTGACATCTGCCATTAGGGCTTCCCATACAACGCAAAGCTCGAACCGGTGTTGAAGTTGCCTGCGCCTGGAAGGATCTGGACCGATGTGATCGCGGCCGTGTTACGCCACGTACCCGCCCAGTGCTTAGTGTGAATGGTGGTAGTACCAGTACCGTTGCGCAACTGGTGGCTACTGGTGAACAGCTTCCAGAAGGCAGTACCAGCGTAGAACGGAATGAACACGGTCGCGATTCCAGCAGCACCGGCGCTCGCTGTGTTTGCTGCACACTCACCGATCTGCGCGCTGGTGGGATTGATGAACTCTCCTGCCGCCGTAATGGCTGCGTTACCTGCCAGCTGCTGTGCGTCGTAGTTGGCACCACTGTCAGCGTTGAAGCGAAGGCTCATTGCAGTGAGCGTCGCAGCCGTGTCGCCACGAGCAGAGATGACCAGCTCTAGGTGTCGCCACGTGCTCGGGATGGATGAGAACGTAACGCTGGCTGCTGGCGAGCCTAGGATGCTCTCTGCAATCTTGTTGTAGCCTGGGTAGATCTGGTTGTTGACTCCTGCTGAATGAACGTGGAGGCTGGCACCAGCCATGGACCACAACAATTGGCCCGAGGCAATGAGTGTCGTGCTGGGCGCAACACTTAGGTTACGAACGTTTATGACACCGCCAGCAGCAGCGAAGTAGTCACGCATGTCAGTGATGTTGGCGTTCACGATGGATGTAACGCCTGCACCGACGGCAATCTGTGCCAAGATGAGTGCGTTCGCAGGAGGCGAAGGTGCGACTGGTGATGCAGCAGCTGTACCAGCAATCACCTGAAGCTGTGCATCGTTGCTTCCACCGCTGTAGAAGCTGTCGCGGATGTTGACCACAACGATGTCGATGCGCGGCAAGCTGCCATGCGCTGCTGTGACTGCCAACGTAGCCGAAGCATCGTTGGTGGCGATGTAGCTGCCCTGCGTGCTGCCCTCTGTTCCGGCGATGGTGCAAACGCCAGAGTCGACCAGCACAGTCATGTTGGGCGAACCTGCTTGGGTGACAGCTAGCTCACCACCCAGAGTCGGATGCACGCCGCCCCGACCATGGAGGGATGCAGCTCCGACGCTACTGTTACCTGCGTGGAACAATGAGTGATACTGCCTGAACTGCAACGCCGTGTGGGTGGCTCCAGCATTCTGCAACCAGCCCGGCGGATTTAGTATTGCCATGTCATCTCCAAGCCGATCGGAAGGTCACACTTAGGCTGCTGCCGACACCTGATACTGCGTTGTAACGAATGAACGTCTGTCCAGGCTCCAAGAAGAACCAATCAGGATTGACGAGTGTGTTGCGGCGGCTGACACTGTTGTTCAATCGCACGGTACGATTGGCGACGTCGATCGTGAGCGTGTCAGTAGCACCAAGCACGATTGTAAACGACAACGAGTGTCCGTAAGTGTCGTCAGCGATCGAAGGTGTATCACACGGACCGGTTATGACGAAGATTGGTGGCGTCGGGCGATTGCCAGAGTTCGTCACAAACGCTCCGCCAATGCCTGAGCCAGAACCGCCAAAGCCGAAACTGAAACCAAGATTGAAGCCGAAGCCCGAAGTGCCACCACTGGTGAAGGGGATCACCACGTTCGTTGCAGTGGCATCGTAGAGTCGTGGGTCTTCAGCAAACATTCTGAACTGTACAGGCGACTGACCAGTTCTACGAAGCCTCGTCCAGTTATACTTGCAACCCAACGGCTTTACGAACAAGACACGCTCGACCACACCAGGAGCCTTGAGGTAGAACGGCAAGAGCACAGGGCTCGGAGCCCACTCGGCCTTCAGCGTGTCCAAGTAGGCTTCCATGGTACTGGAGTTAGCTATGATCGTGCCATTGAGTATAACGTCACGACCTCTCTCGAACTCGGCGTCTATAAAGCCACCATCCGCACCCTCGTGGTCCCGATGGGTCTCACGGTACGGAGCGTTATCCAAACCAACTACTTCATCCACGTCAACGAAGGGTATGGACGTGGAGTCCGTGTTCAGGATGGTTCCTGTATCACCCAGCCGAAACGTGAGTTCTTCTGTTAGTGCCATGTCACCTCCCTCATGACAGTCTGCCCGCGAGCTCCCACCCAAGCTCGGTGCCGGTTATACGTGGGTCGATCTCCTGCGTGTTGATCGTGATATCAATGTCGTTCACGGTTGACGGACCGCCTACACCTGGGTCACGAGGCCTTCCAGGACCAAAGCCAAACTGGTTCGGCATACCGAGTTCGGTTCCTACGGAAGCCTGACGTGCTAGCTCTGCAGATGCCGCTGACACTGCACTGGTGTTGCTGACCATACCCTGTGCTACACGATTGGCTACCTCAGCGCCTGCAAAGAACAAGTCGCCACTACCTGACAGCGGTCCTGTCTTAGCTGGCGAGAACGGCCAGAAGTCGCGAACCTTCTGAGTGATGCCCTTCATCTTGTCGAACAGTGCATTCGCTTTGGACTCGATGCCTTCGATGAGACCCATGATGATGTTGCGACCGGCGTCAAGTAACCACGTCTTGGCATTGGAGAAGAATGTCTTGACCCTCTCAATTCCGTTCGTGACAGCTGTCATGATCATCTGCCAATGGTTACTAACACTAGTAACCATGGAGCTCCACATGTTCTTGAAGAACTTGCCAATGTTATCCCAAGTTGCGTTCCAGGCCTTCTCAAGGAACTTACCCGCAGCAATGATGAAGTTGACGGTGTTCGTCCATATCTGAACTGCGAATAGGACTGCATTAACGAAGATCATGATGCTTGCTATGACCACCCCACCGATGATCACAACGAACACTGCAAACATCGCTGCACCGATTATGCCAATCCACTTAGCAAGTTCGATGAGCACACCAACGGCCCGGTCAACCTGTGTCTTGTTTTCCTTGTACCACTCCACTGCTTGCTTTAGGAATGGCACGAGGTGATTTTGAATCATGTCGCCTATGGTCTTGATCGCGCTTGCCAACGAGCCACTGAAGAACTCCCACACCTCGCGGGCTGCAGGCATAACGCGTTCTTCGAAGAACTTCACCATCTCTTGCCACGCAGGCATGAAGGCGTTCTTCCAGAAGTCCGTGACCGCATTCTTGAGCCGTATGATTGCTGAGCGGAACGACTCGCTGTTCTTCCACAGCGATACTATGATCGCGACAGCTGCACCCAGCGCTGCTACGAGCCCACTCACGACACCAACAACCACCAAAATTTCTGCGCCAGCAAAAGTGAAGGCGGCAACCAGAGCAGCCATGAAACCAAGGAAGGCTAGAAGCAAGCCACCTACGGTTGCAATGACACCACCCCAGATCAAGAACTGAGTGATGATTTTCTTTGTACCTGGATCAAGTCTGTTAAACCACTCCAATAGCCTGCTGAAGAGATCTACGATCTCCAACAGTATTGGTGTCGCAGCTTCACCGATCGCTAGTCGTAGGACCTGCCATCTGTTTGACAGCAACTGCATCTTTGAAGCTGTGGTGTCGGCCATCTGACCGAACTTTTCCTCCATGACACCTGAAGCATTACCCATTGACTCCAACAGGTCACGGAAGTTCTCGAGCTCACCTTCACGCAGCAGGATCTGTTCAATGAATCGCCTTGCCTGAATCGTACCGCCTGCGCCCTTGAGGAGCTCGAACAGAGCCTCTACTCGTTCGGCCGGCGGAAGCTTGAGGATCTTCTCCCGAAGCTGAGTGAGGACATCAATGAGCGGTAGGAAGTTGCCCTTAGCGTCACGAACCTTAACGCCCATCTCTTCCAGGCGCTTCACCGTCTTGGGGTTCGTAAGCGCTTCAAGGGCACGCGCAGCTGACGTCGAAGCCATCGCGGCACTCTGACCGTTACGAGTCATGAACGCGAGCATCGCAGCGATAGTTTCGAAGCTCTGACCGGCACGAGTAGCCGCGGGGACCACTCGACCGAAGACGGCTGCGAACTCTTCGTACGTACCAACACCCTTACGGACCAGCTCGAACTGAATGTCGAGTACCTTGTTCACGTTCTCAAATGGGATGTTGTACGCGTTCATGATGGAGATTGTACCACGAGCGGCTGTCTGAACGTCTGTCTGACCAGCAACAGCAGCCTTGCTGAAGCCTTCTAGAAGGATCTTAGCCTGCTCCAAGTTCGCGCTGGTCGAAGAGAAGATGTCGAACAGCGCTGGTTGGATCTCCTCGAACGCAACCGGAAGCCTGCGGGCAATATCCATTCCTATTGCACCTACGTCTTGCAGAGAGGCTGTGAAGCCGTCAATCTGCGTGTGCGTCAGTGCAACCTGTCGCTCGTACTCTGCCCACTGCTTGGCAGAACTGACCACGAAGGCTATAGTCGCTCCGCCAACAATGGCCAGACCTATGCCAAGGGTTTCGAGACTGCTAGACACTGCACCGATCGATTGAGCAAAACGTCGAACTCTGCGCTCGTTGTCTTCGATCTGGCGAGCTTCCTGCTCTAGTGCACGTGCAAGGTTAAGGTGTGTTTGCACCTGCTGTCGAGTAGCTCCTGCAGCACGCAACGTTGCTGCCGTCTGCCTGTGCGTCTCAGCTTCGGCCCTTCGAGCAGCGGCTGCTGCAGCCGCTGCAGAACGCATGAGCTCCGAACTAAACCCTCGTACGACACGAGAAGCCTCGTCGCGTGCACGGAGGAGGAGATACACCTCACGCGTTGATGCGGCCACCTTCTCCTCCTCCTCTCATCGTGCGGCCTGTTGCTGTTGCTGTCGTGTCTTAGCCCTTTGCGCTTCTAGTGCTTCACGCTCGGCTAGTGCGTTGTTGAACACCTGCCACATGTAGATGAAGAAGCTGTCTTGGTCTAATACACCGCCAGCCACTGGAAGCGCCTTCAACGACTTGCATACGTGCAAAAGGTTCATCACTGCCGGACCGTCGTCGTCCCAAAACTCGAACGGACGGTCCGTTACGACGTGGGCGCGGACGCGCCACTCGAGTTTTTTACCTCCTCGTCCTCCTCGAAGTTGTTCAGCTCGTCGATGTACTTGCCGATCTCTTCTGCGATCTGACCAGCAAGCAGCTTGACGTCTGCAACCTTCGTGAAGTCGAGCGGGACCTCTTTTGCGTCGGGATCGTCTGCGTCACACGGCTGACCGAACTTGTCGACCAGCTTCGTCAGGTTGTGCGCTACGATACAGCGTGCAAAGTCGTAGAGCTCCATCTCCTCTTTGAAGATGTCGATGATGCTCGTGGCGTCTCTGCTACCACGCTGTAGCTTCATCTCCATCTTGGAGTTGAACCTACGGCGCTCGAGCTTCTCGCCATAAGACATACGACGGATCATGACGTAGCCGTCAGGGCAGGTCCTGAGTTCCTTTCGCTCAGGCTTGCCCATTACTACTGCGAGTGGCATGTTGACCTTCCTCTAGTCTCTGCCAGTTGAACCTTCTTGTTAGACTGAGTTAGATCCTCGGGGATCTTTCCCTACCCTAACCCCTTT